GGTAAGTTTAGAGGTATGATAGTAGACTATGGAAAATTCTTAAATTCTATCAAACGTACAAGAACAACAGATGAGATGGTTACTAGGCTATATGTCTATGGTGCAGAAGATTTAAGCATTCAGAGAGTAAATCCAACAGGTCAACCATACATAGAAAACTTTGGATATTTCATGTATCCGTTTGAACGCGATGCAAATAAAAACGTAATAAGTTCATCTCACTTCATGTCTGATGAATTGTGTAATGCTTTACTTGACCACGAAGATACCGTAGATGCTAATGCACCACAGATTCAAAGCTTACAAAGTGACTTAGAAGCGGATAATACACAGATGGTTACAGAGCAAAGTAGACTAGATACACTGAATGGCGAATTGATAAACATTCAAGGTTTACTAGATATGGCTTTAGCAACAAATGACCAAGCTTTAATAGCTACTAGGACACAAGAGAGAAACGCTAAAGAATCAGAAGTTCAATCTCAACAACTTACTGTCGATTTACTACAGGGAGATATAAACAATACGCAAGCACAGTTAGATGCTTTATATAGTCAAATATCAATGGAACAAACATTTACACAAGAGTTGCTAGATGAGTTAAACCTATATATTATTGAATCTGCATGGAGAGATGATAGATATATAGATGAGACAGAATTATATAATGATGCTCTCAAGAGGTTTGACGAAATCAGACAGCCAAAGGTTATAATTGATGTAAGTATTGAGAATCTACTAAACATTATCGAAGAGCAATACTATTGGGATAAAATTGTTTTAGGAGATTTAATCAAAGTTAGATACCCAATGATGAACATTGAGTATATGGCAAAGATTATACAAATTGATTATGACTTAGAAAATAGTGAGATTAATTTAACTATTGCAAACACTACCGACCTACTAAGTGATACTGAAAAATTAACTCAATTATTATATTCAAGTTCAAATGCGACTAGCGTTGTGGAGAATAATAAATATAAATGGGATAAAGTTAATTACGTTCAAGAGCAGGTTAGTCAGTTATTGACTGACGAATGGGATGCTACTAAACAAAAAATTATCGCAGGTGTAAATAACTCTGTAGAAGTTGGTAATCGTGGTATTATTATTCGTAATCCAGATTATCCAAATGAAATTGTTATCATGCAAAGCGGTGTTATTGCCCTATCAAAAGATGGTGGTGAAACATGGAAGACAGCGATTAAGCCAGATGGTATCGTTGCAGAACGATTAATCGGTCAAATTATCGCAGGTCAAAACTTGATGATAACAAACAGTGCAGGTACATTCACACTTGATAACACTGGTGCTGTATTTGATGTAAATTCTTTTATAGTTCGCTCATCAAGTGGTGGCAACGCAGTTGAGAATTGGCAGAGTGCTTCTGATTTTGTAAGTAATTATACAGATGGTAATATAATTACTATCTATGAAAAAGGCGTTATAAAGACAGAGTGGGATAGGATTGCAAATGAATATACTGCAAAATCTTCTACTATTGACCTTTACTATGGTGTTGACAAATCAACACTGCAATTCGTAATAGATTACGATAACGCATACAATAGTTTATATAATTATTTATTCGTAGAGAATCAGACAAGTGGCGTTCCACTGATGGCAAACATGAGTGAAGACACTGTAGTTGATGCCATTGTTTACAAGGCTAAATTCAGTGATTACTATTCTACTAGAGATGAAGTCGATAGACAATTTTCTTTAAAGACAAAAAGTAGAATAGATGAGGTTGAAGATGATGTTGTCTATAAGACAGAACTTCACTCAACAAATGGAGATTTATTTAGTAATGGAAATATCAATACTACTCTATACGTTAAAGTATATAGAGGTAAGGATGACATTACAGCTACTCTCCCAAACTCTGCTTTCATATGGAGGAAAACAGATGAAAGTGGCGTTCCAGACACAGCATGGAATAACGCTCATAATGGCGTAGGTTCTAGTATTAGTGTTACTAAAGATGACGTAAATAAAAAAGCAGTCTTCTGGTGCGACATTGATATTCCTTAAAAAATATATTAGAAAAAAAGGATGATTTTAAATGACGATAGTTTCTACAGGAAGCTTAACTCTTAAAGACATGAATGATGCAAAACAATTATCAATGTTTATTGGTGCATCACAATCGAAAACAGTTATTTATAACGGTGTTTCTACTTATACACCAGACTACTCTTCTGGTTCTACAAACCAAGTATTAACTCCACAAGTTCGTATCGCAGGTGGAAGCACAGTAACGCCAAAGGCTACACGTTGGTACTACCAAACTAACGGTGCAGGTACAGTAACACAGATTTCAACATCTGGCACTCCTACAGGGCATACATTGGGTGGAACTCAGCCAATCACATTAACAGTCTCAACTAACATTATGGCATCTAATACTTCTATGACATATATCTGTGAAGCTGATTATGATGACCCAGATACAGGATTTACTATTACAGCTAAGGCTGAAATTGAAATTGTTAAAGTTACCAATGGTACTAGTTCTGTAACATCATTTTTAACTAATAGTTCAGTAACACTTCCTGCCACAAATGCAGGTGCAGTTTCAGTATTTACTGGCTCTGGTACAGATATTTATGTATATGATGGTACAAACGCATTGCAATTCTTGACATCTGGTACAGCAGGTAATGGTCAGTTTACAATTTCTGCATCTGTCTCTCCTGCAAGCGGTGTGACATTAGCTACTCCAACAGCAGGTACTTCGCCAAATAGAGCAGTTTATGGAAATATCACAGCGTTTGCAACAGCAAATGATGTTGTTACTGTAACTTATACAATTACAGGTAAAACAAGTGCAGGTACAGCGATTAGCGGTACAGTAATTCAGACATTCACAAAGGCTAAAATGGGTGCAGGTGGTAACGATGCTACTGTTTATTGGCTATCTTCTCCTGCGGTTGTTCAAATGTCGCCAGACAAGGTTTACACTCCTGCAACAATTACCGTTTCTGGTTACAGCCAAACAGGTACAGGTACAGCAGGGGCTTACTCTGGTCGATTCAAGATTTATGAATCAACAGATGGTTCAACATTCGGTACTGCAACCTATACTTCAAGTGCAAACGAATCTTCTAAGACATATACGCCTACTGCACAAGCTACTAGTGCAATTAAAGCTATCAAGGTAGAGATGTACTTAGCAGGTGGAACGACTACTAAAATTGATGAACAAATTATCCCAATTGTAGCAGATGGTACAAGTTCTATCTATACTAATGTATGGACACCAGATGGTAATGCTATTCAAAACTCAACAGGTCAATTAACTGTTAAGGCTGATATTTACGATGGTATAGACGTTGTTGCAGGTTCAGCTTACAAGTGGTATATCCAAAACCCTTCTGCTACAACTTCATCTTTAGGTGATGCTGATGGTGGTAACGGTTGGGAATTATTAACTAACGTTGCAGACCCAACTACTAACGCTACTCTTACAGCACCAACTACAGCAGGTTCTACTTTAACAGCAGGAACGTACTACATTAAGTATACATGGATTACAAAAGTAGGAGAATCTAAGGGTAGTTCAACTCAACAAACACAGGCTACTACAGCAGGTCAAGGCTTAAACGTTCAAGTTCCTGTATTCCCAAGTGGCGTAACAGGTGCTAAGGTTTATGTTGGCTCAACTACTGGAGATGCAAACCTTTACTATCAAGGTGATATTAATGTAAGTAACGGTAGCTTATTAATCAAAACTCCAATCGTAACTAGTGGTAGTAAAGTTCCTACAGTTGCGAATACAGCTAGAACAAACCTAGATACATTATATGTTCAAGCATGGGGTATTCAAGGTATGGAGGGTTTCAAAGCTGTAGTTACTTACAACAGTGTTAAATACTCTGGCGTAACAACTGTACAAGATTTGTCAGACCCAATCCTAGTTACTATTGATGGTGTAGATACATTTAAGAATGGTACAGGTACAACTATCCTTAATGCTAGATTATGGCAGAATGGAGCAGAGATTGATTCTTCTGGTACTATTTATACTTACACATGGGCAATGTACAATCCAGATGGCTCTCAAATCACTCCTGCATACAGCACACTAAATACAGGTAAGAGCGTAACTGTTGATGGTAGAGATGTAAATGCACGTGCAAGCATCATTTGTGAAATCAGCAAGTAATCATAGTATATAACTTGACAAAAGACATAAATAATGGTATAATTAAATTATGGAAAATCAAAGAGAGTGTAAGGTTTGCACTCTCTTTCTTTTGAGAATAAAAGGAGTGAAAGAGAATGCCTACAGTTAAAGGTAGAGGTAACAAAACCTTAACAGACCTAAATGATGCAATAGTGTCTGGCTCTGCTCCCTTAAATCCAACAGATGGTACGTTGTGGATTGATGAAAGCGTTAATCCAAACGTTGTTAAAAGATGGCAAACAGGAGCAGGTTGGGTTGTCATCGGTGAAATCATGGATGAAGGCACAGGAACGACTATTGGCAACATTCAAACAACGCTAGGCAATATAACTGATGATAACAAGGTTGACTATACAGAAAGACAATATGTTAAAGATAGGTTGACAGAAATTATTGGTTATATTCAACCAGATAATGCAGTAACATTACCAACTACAATCACGTTAGATAGCGGTAGTACAACGGTTAATGGTTTAACTGTTTCAACAAAAGGAACGTTTTATAATGCTAGAAAGTCAGCAACAAACGCAGGTATATCATCATCTGATACAGGGATAGCGTTTGGAGTTACTACATATGGTACTGTCTATGATACGATAGTAACAAAGTATAATGCGTTAAAAACATACTTAGAAGGATTAACGCCAATAGATGTATGGGATACATCAACCGCAAATAAAGATAACACTATAACAGTCACGAAAGACACATGGAGAACAAAGTGGCTAGAATACTATCAAGCTGAGTATGATTTAGTAACAGCAGTAGCTAAGAAGCTTAAAGATGATACAGGTGGATTAGATACTAGGCTTACGACAGTAGAGAGAAATACATCTTCGTCAGCGATTGTAGATACTGTTAGAAGTAGTTCTGAATATGCATTTGACTTCACTGTTGTCAATGATAAAATTGATGGTATTACAATGGGTGGAAGGAACTATATTTTAAATAGTGCTTTCTATAGGATTCTTGATAATTGGTATCCAATAGACTATCTAATTGATGATGAACATTTAATAGATGGCGATGCGACTTTTGAAGAAAATGATGACATTGAAATATTCTTACAGGATTTTTTTGGTGAGGATAGTGGAGATTTTGAAGATAATGTTAACACCATCTTTGAATCGACAAAAAGAAAACATTGGCTACATATGAAGGGTAGTAGCGAAAGTTTATATAAAGGTGTCTATCAAAATATAAATCTAGAAAACGGTAAAGATTATATCTTATCTTTTAAAGGATTTAAAGGTCAAGCATCATCAACTAGTATACTAAAGATATATATAGATGATATTCTTATTGATACTTTTAATCTAACAAACTATGATGAATTATATGTAAAGAAGTTTAATCATACAGGAGATAGTTCAGTAGAATTTAAATTAATAGGAGATACATCATCTTCATATGAAATATTCGTTACCGAAATTAAACTAGAAGAGGGCAACTTAAATCCTACAGACTGGACATCTGCACCAGAGGATGAGATGGCGAACTACGAAACCCTCACATTGCTTGAGACTAGAGTATCAAGTGCAGAACAGAAAATTACAAGTGATAGTATAGTATCGACTGTCACAAGTTCTACTAGTTTTGGAAATATTATGAGTGGTAAAGCTGATGCAAGTTCATTGAGTGGATTAGCTAGTAAAGGTGAGTTAGATACTTTGTCTGGTAGTATAGATGGCAAAGTTGATGCGAAGATAAACGCTTTAAATCTAGGCTCTACATATGCAACGAAAAATGAATTAACACAGACATCGAAAGATTTAACAGCTAGATTATCTGCAACAGGTGGTATGAACTTACTTAAAAACTCAATCGGTTTTGCAGACTTCATAACAAAAACAGATGCAGATGGTGGTAAGAAAAACTGGTTTAGACAAGGTACTACGAGTAGGGTTATGCAGATTCAAAACGGTGAATTAGATACTCTAGGATTTAGTAGTGGATTTCAATTTTCATTAGGAACGTCTGGACAGTGGGCATCCATTGACCAATATGTAAGCGTTATACCTAATCAAGATTATACGTTATCATGGTATCTTAAAAAAACTAACAATTCTGCTTCAAACGGTTCAGTTGATATTTATGCTTATGAATATGGAACAACAAATAAAATACCTGTCACATATTTAGATACAGATGGCATAACTGAAATACAAGATACACAATACAGATATGCGACAACGACGGTGACAAATGGATATGAAGCTTTTCATATGAAACTAACTCCAACAACTAGTCAGATTCAAATTAGAATCTATGGTTGGGAAAATGCTGTGTTTATTGTGTCTGGTTTGATGCTCACAATTGGAGATGTCGCACTTCAATGGTCACTAGCTACAGGTGAAACATTCAATACAAACGTAAGATTAGATATTAATGGTATAAGAGTTTCGCAATTAAACGTAGATAGAAAAGAAGTTGGCTACACGCAAATCACACCTGACGAATTTGCAGGGTATTGGGATTCAGATGGAGATGGCACTTTTGAAAAAGTATTCTATCTAAATGGTGATGAAACTGTAACCAAAAAACTAAAAGCCTTAAATGAAATAACTATGGGTAATTTAAAAATCATTAATATTAATCAAAGTGGAAATAATGGTTGGGCATTCGTTCCAATCACGTAAGTATGAAAGGGGAAATAATAAATGGCACTTAGCGGTTCATTTAAAATTGGCACTTCAAATCAATATATTGAGGGTGAATTACAATGGAGTGCTACTCAAAGTATAAGTGGAAACTACAGCGATGTAACTTTTCACTTATACTTCTATAGAAAAAATGCATACAGAACATGGGGTAGTACAGGTAACTGGTATGTATGGATAAATGGTACAAAAACAGAAGCCCATCACTCATATGATTATCCATCTTCTCAGGCGTGGGTAGAGGTTCATTCTGGTACGGTTAGAGTACCTCATAATAATGATGGTTCTAAGCAGTTTGAAATAGCGGTTGATGGTGACACAGATACTCACGATGTCAATTATGTAACATCATATCCTTGGTTAGATTCTATTCCTAGGGCAAGTAACGTAACTTCAAATATAGATTTTACAGCAGGTGTAAATAGTTTATCTGTTACAGTTGGTAGGGCATCAACATCATTCGTACACACTATTTATCTTTATGTTCAGAATCCAAATGGTGAATGGATATGGGTTGCAGGGAGAGATAACGTAGGTGATTCGTGTACGTTTGAATACAACAACACAAGCGAAGTAACAAATATGTACAATGCAATTACACAGTATGAAAACAGACCTGCCAAAATACTGTGTGTAACGTATGCCTATCAAGGCGGTGGAGAAATTGGCAGAACAGAAAAAACAGGAACAGTCTATGCTGTTGCCACAGGTGCAATGTGGTTCAGCTATGCTAGCTATAATATAGGGGATAATGTTACAGGTGTAATAAATAATTATAATAGCAACTTTACCTATGATGCTACTCTTACATTTGGTTCTGTTACCATACCTTTTAGTAATGTTGGACAGTATCCTAGCTTATCATTCGACTCTAGTCAAATAAATAGCCTTTATGCACAAGTCCCAAATAGTAACAGTGGAACTGCAACGGTTACAGTCAGAACTAAATATAATAATGTTTACACAGAAGATGGTATTCCTAATAGTCACGATACAACATTTACATTTAATGTGACAAATAGTAATCCTACTTTTGGAACAGGGTATACATATGCAGATACAAACACAACAATTACAACAGTTACAGGTAATGACCAATACATCGTACAAGGTAAATCAAATCTTAAAGTTACAATACCTGTTGCACAAAAAGCGACATCAAACAACAGTGCAACAATGGTTAGTTATGAAGCCACTGTTAATGGCGTGGTAAAGACAGCAACATGGTCATCTACAGCAGATGTTATAATTGACTTTGGAACTGTCAATGCTACTTCAAACGTCACGTTAACAGTAAAGGCAATTGATAGTCGTGGAAATTCTACTCCTACAACAAAGACTATTAATATAGTACCCTATTCTTCACCTATTGCAGTGACGAATGCAACTAGATTAAATGGGTTCGAAGCAGAAACAACAGTTACTTTAAATGGTAGCGTATCTGCCTTGAATGTTAATGGGGTAAATAAAAACTCTGTTGTATCTGCAAAGTATCAATATCGTGAAAGCGGTGGAATATATAATGCATTGGCTAACTTTACATATTCTGGATTCCCTAGTTACTCTGCCACGAATGTCACATTAACATTAGATAATCTTAAATCATGGGATATCTCAATTGTCGTAACAGATAAACTAGGAAGTACAACAGTCGTAAAAACTGTTGGCGTTGGACAGCCTATTATGTTTATGGATGCAACTAAGAAATCTGTAGGTATTGGCATGTTCCCTAAAGCCAATGGAACACTTGAAACCGCAGGTGACGTTATCACTGATATTCCTACTGGTGAAAAGGCACAAAAATTTAGAACAGCCAATGGCGAGATTGGTTTATACGCAAACAACAATAACGGTGCAACTATAGGAATGTATGATTGGGGTGGAAGTCAAGGTATATTCAACTATAACCGTTCTACTAAAACTTTAGACTTTGAAGTAATACCTGAGACAATGGTTGGCGGTTCTTCATTACGATTAAAAGCTGGAAACAATCAAGACCATGTTTATATGGAATTTTACCCACGTTCTTCTGACCTAACTTCAAGGGGAGGTTACTTCGGATATCCAAATGCAGGTTCGACTGAACTAGTTATACAAAATCAAGTTGGGGCAATAACTTTTGAACCGCTTACTAGTATGAAAGTTAATGGTGGAAACGGAATAAATAGCGTGTTTGAACCAAAAACCTATGCAGAACTACCTCTTTATTATCCTTATACACAATACGGTGGAGGATATCAATACGCATACTATTGGAAGAGCGTAGATGGATTCGTACACTTACAAGGCATGGTAAAGTCTGGTGGTTACGGTGCAGGTTCGTGGGTTGGTCAATTACCTGTTGGTTGTAGACCATTTAGCACATCGGTATTCGCCACTGCAACAGCAGGGGCGGTAGCAAGGGTTGACGTTGGACCTGATGGTATTATTACATTCCAAGGTCCAGGGGATGCGGCTAATTATTTATCGCTAGATGGTATTGTATTCAAGGCAGAGAAATAAGGAGGTATTAAAATGTATAAACAAGTCTTTGAAGTAGATTCTGATGGTACTTTCATTGAATCTTATCTTTGGTCTGAGGAAGAAATACAATCAGCAAAAGATGAAGGTAGACATATAATAGAGAAAATTTGGAAACCCTTTTATAAACCTAAATATGATTTTGAGTTAGACGATTGGGTTGAAGGTCAAAATGTTTCTATTATCTTGAAAGGTGTAAAGAAATCTAAAATAGTAGAGTTGAATCAGAGTTGCAATAAAACAATTCTAGGAAAATTCTCTCATGATGTCAATGGTGTTACATATTATTTTTCTAATGATATGGAAGCACAAGCTAATTTTGAAAAATGCGATAGAGCATTTGAAAAAGGTAGAATGACAGAATTAGCATGGACATGTTATGATGTCGATGGGAATGTTGTAAGGCTAGTATTGACACCAGAAACATTTGAATCTCTATATGTTGCACATTTAGAACATATACAAAACAATATTGCTAAGTTCAGAGATTTCTTGATGCCACAAGTCGAAGGTGCTACAACGGTAGAAGAAATCGAATCTATTCAATGGTAGCATAAAATTGGACAAAAGTAACAAATAATGGTATAATATAAGTAATCCTGCTAGTTTGCCTAGTATTCTAGCAGGATAAAATTACTATTTTAACAAGGAGGAAAAATAGAAATGACAGTATGGAAAGACATGTTTATTCCAGTGAATACGTTTGCACGTTCTGGACAGAAGCTTACAGCAGTAAGAAAAATAGTTATGCACTACACAGCTAACAATGGTGCTTCTGCTATGAATCACTATAACTATTTTAAAAACTTAAAAGATAGATATGCTTCTGCTCACTTTTTCGTTGACAAGATTGAAGCTTTATGCATCATTCCGTTAAATGAAATCGCTTACCACGCTAACGATATTCAGAAGAGAAACGCAGATGGTTCTGCATGGAGAGGTGTATCAGAACTACTTCCAAACGCAAACTACTTATCAATTGGTATTGAAATGTGTTTGGAAAGTGATGGTAGTTTCCACCCAGACACTATCAAACGTGCAGAAGATGTAGCAGTTGAATTATGTAAGAAATATGGTTTAAATCCATTAACTGACATTGTTCGACACAGAGATGTTACATATAAGAATTGCCCTGCTCCGTGGGTTGCAAATGCACAGCTATTCACAGATTTTAAAAACAGAGTAAATACTAAGTTTAAAGGTACTAGCACACCTTCACAACCAACTCAATTCCCTACAGGTTCAATTGGTATGGTTACGATTATTGCTAGTACATTAAACGTTCGTGATAACTATAATACAAGTGCTAACATCGTTAAGCAAGTACATAGTGGTGAACAATATTTCGCATATAAAGAAGTTGATGGTTGGTATTTAATTTCCAATGGTCAATGGATTTCTGGTGGCGGTGGACAATACGCAACATTTACACCTGCTCCACAACCTGCACAAAATCTATATCGTGTACGCAAGGATTGGTCAGATGCACAATCTCAAATCGGTGCGTATGAAAATGTGGATAGTGCAAAAGCTTTGGCAGACCAACATGCAAGTGAAGGTTATAAGGTGTTTGACCAAAATGGTTCAGTCGTTTATAATCCTGCTCCACAACATTTATATCGTATTCGTTTAACATGGGAAGATGTTAAATCTCAACTAGGTGCTTACTCTAACCTTGATAGTGCAAAAGCATTGGCAGATGAAAATAAAGGTTATAAAGTATTCGATGAGAATGGTCAAGTAGTTTATGAAACTGTTGCCCCAGCCCCAACTCCTGTAGAACATTTATATCGTGTTCGTTTAACATGGGAAGATGCAGGTAGCCAACTAGGTGCTTATAAAGAACTAGATGGTGCTAAATCTGTAGCAGATGCAAACGCAGGATATAAAGTGTTTGACGAAACAGGTACATTGGTGTATGAGCCAGTTGCAAAAGCTGAACCAACTCCTGCTCCAGAGCCTACACAGCCAGAACCAACTCCTATCGATGAACATGCAGGTCATAATGACATCATGGGTACAGCAATTGTAGAAGTAGATAAGATGGTAGCATTTGCTAAAACTATCAATCCAAACCCACAAGACATTGAAGAAATTGCAAGGCAATTCTTAGCTGTCGGTGCTATCTATGGCATTCGTGGAGATGTAGCTTTCTGTCAATCTCTAATTGAAACTGGATGGTTTAAGTTTGATGGTGGAACAGCAGTAACACCAGACCAACATAACTATTGCGGTATGGGAGTAACAAGTAAAGGTATGAAGGGTAATTCTTTCGAAACTGTAAAAGATGGAGTAACAGCACAAATGCAACACTTGTTTGCCTATGCTAGCAAACTACCAATTCCAGAAGAAAAATTATTAGACCCACGCTTCCAATACGTTACACGTGGTATCGCCCCTCATTGGGAAGATTTAAATAATCGTTGGGCAATGAACTCTGAGTATGGTCAAGATATTATAGCTTTATATAACAAGCTGATAGCTTTTGTGCCACCTGTAGTTGAAGAGCCTGTACAACCAGAGCCACAACCAGAAGAGACACCTGTTGTTGAAACACCAGAAACACCTGCACAAGCAGAAGATGAAAAAGCAATGAGTATCGGTAAAAGAATTATCGACTACTTAATTGAACAGCTTAAGAAGTTATTTAAGCTATAGAGTTAAAGGGCTTGACGAGTATGAAAGGGGTTGCACATAACCGAATTGGGAGGGAATCTAAATGGATTTCTTAAGTCTACTAACAGACACAGCATGGATTACAGCTATCTCAACTCTCTTAGGTTCTGTCGTTACATACTTTGTGGCTAAAAATAATAGCAAAAAAGAAATGGCTATTAGCGACAGAATGCAACTCTCTAAAGACCAATATCAATTGATTGCAGAATTGCGAGCAATGATGCAAGAACAAAGAGATGAGATTGATAACTTACGTGAGGAAATCAAACAGCTTCAAGCTGTCAACATTAGTCTTATTGTTGAGAATAAAGAATTGCAATCTAAAATTACTGAGTTAAATTCAAGATTGTCAAAGTTAGATTCTGAATAACACTATTATATCATACCTATTGGTTTTAGTCAATAGGTATGATAATAAAATAAAAGAAAGGGAGATTCATAATTATGGAATCATTACATGCAGAAATCATCAATCTATTAGCGTTGTTAATTGCAGGGGCGATAGGCTTCATTGCGAAGCATATAACTTCGTATCTTAAGAAAAAAGGTATAATCTCTCAAATCGAAAGCCATAGAGAAGTCGCTAGATTAGTCGTTAGTGCAGTAGAGCAAACCTACAATCATTTGCATGGTCAAGAGAAGTTGAATGTTGCTAAGATTGAATTTATCAAATTAGCAAAAGAAAAGGGATTGAAAGTTTCCGAAAAAGAACTTGACATCGTTATTGAAGCAGTCGTTAAAGAGATGAACGATGCTGTAAAGAAAGAATTAAATAAATAGTTTTTAATTTTTAGAAGGGGATTTAACCCCTCTAAAAATTTTTAAATATTGTTGGGAAATATTACATTTTTCGACAAAATATTACAAATGAAGGAGCAAACAAGATATGGCAAATTTCGTCTATATCACATTAGATACGACAGCACCATCGAATCCAGTTATTACAATTTCTGGCGGTGCAATTTACGCTACAAACCAACTAGTAAATCTTAACATTAGTGTTGGTGATGCAGATACTACAGGTTATCAGATGCTTATTTGGGGAGATGTTGACACAGCTTATAACACTAGCATTCAAACAACAGAAGAGACTTCGCAATGGATTGCCTACAGCACTACTCCGCAGGTGAAATTATCTTCTGGGGATGGCTCAAAGAGTATCAACATTCGTGTAAGAGATGACGTTTATAATCCATCTTCAATCGCTGTAGACAGCATTACAATGGATACATCTATTCCAACTGTAACAGTAACAACGCCAGATGTTAGCAAGATTTCTAAACAAACAGGTAAGAATACATCTACATTTACATTCCAATCTAATCAAGATTTCGTAGCTTATAAGGTTAAATTAGTAGGTACAACAGGTGCTACTCACGACACAGGACAGCAAATTCCAACAACAGGCGGTTCTGCGAATGTTCAAGGTACTGGCACTTTTACATCTGCAACAGTAACAACCGTTACTCTTAAGGCTATCGATTTGGAAACTGCACTTGCAAATATGAATGGTCAAAACATTATTAAAGTATTTGTACAAGATGATGCAAGTAACTGGTCTGCATAATTATTAATTAAATAAAAGCGAACTATTAATTTTGTCTATCAGCAATCAACTATAACTACATCATGACAGACAAAATTAATAGTTTATCTGATACAAAGGGGGTTTAAGATGTTTAACTACGTTTTAATCGAGATAGATACAGCTTCGCCAGATATAGATATCTATATTCCACCATATACAACAATCGACTTAATTAATGAAATAATAATACAGGCAAATGAAAATCTAGAACAATATCAAGAGATATATGTGATTGATAGTCATGGAAGCAGGTTTGATTATACGTTTGAACTAGAAAGAGATAGATTGGTTGGTCTGGTTAATTTTGGTAATCTATCACTTGGAGTAGCGACAATATACGCAAGAGTTAAAGATGAAGTAGGTAATATCTCAAACCTTGTTAGTAAATCATTTGTATTAAAAGAATCTTTAACTTTATTAAAGCTAGAAGTTAAAGATATTCAAATGCTTATTGACAACGAAGAGTTTATTGCATCTATAAACACTAATATCACAGAGAGTAGCAGAATTAATATTAACGAAAAAGAAATGAATATCGAAGATAATCACAGTGTTAGAAAAGTGATTATAAAAGATGGAAATAGATAGGGGTGTTTTTAATGGCAGAAAAAATAATGAGTACATATCAATATGGAAACACTGTCAGATTAGAATGTAATTTTTATGATTTTAGCGGTCTATCTGTCAATCCAGATTTTGTTAAAGTTGTAATCTACAATAGCAAATATGAAGTTATATTTACAGAAACACTAAGCATAAGCAATCGTTCAGATGTTGGAAAGTATTTCTATGATTACATAACAGAAAAGAAAGAACAAAAAATTTATTACGAATGGTATGGGGAGATAAACGGTAAGCCATCTATCAAGCGTGGTCAATTTATTACTAAGTTTATTTAAAAGGAGATTTATAAAATGCAAGATTCAATTAAAATTACAGGAAGATTATTAGTAGAACACTATAGAGATGGCAAACTAATTAATGAACCAAAGTGGATTGAGAACGTTGTTACAAGTGTTGGCAAGAATGCTTTAGCATCTCTTTTAAATAGTGCAAATGCAGGTACTACATTGGTTACACATATGGGCTTTGGAACAAGTACAACAGCAGTTGCGAATACAGATACAGCGTTGGGTGCAGAACTGACGATTGGGAGTAACGGATATGCTAGAGCGTCTGTAACATCACGTTCAAACCCATCTCCAAATATAATTCAGTACGTTGCAACTTTAACTGGAATTACAGCATCTACAACGATTCAAGAGGCAGGTTTATTTAATGCCTCTACAGGTGGAACACTAATTGCACATCAATTAACAGGCTCACAAACACTATCGTCTAGTGGTGATAGTTTGCAGGTTACTTGGCAGATAACAATTGGATAACATATATTGAATGAAAGGGTTGTGACGTATGAGTTATATTTTTGAGCAAGCAGAGTATGAAGGTTTAATGTATACAGAGTATAAAAAATATGAGTTCTTTTCAGAAAGAGCAGGTGAAATAAAAGGAAGATTCTCAAATAAATCAATATCTATACTGGTAGCAGGTTGCGGGGTTGGTTACTTAATTCAAGAGTTAATTAATATGGGATATATAAACGTTGTTGGGATAGATGCTAGCAATTGGGCAACATCTAGGGCTGTTGTGGCATCGAGAACGGTTAAGGGAGATATTTTCGTTTCTACAGACTTGCAAAAATGTAAAACACTTGCAGGTCTTAAAGGTGGACAAAAATTTGATATTTGTATTACAGAAGATGTATTGCCATGTTGTTATAGCGAAAACGAAGTTAAACAGATGGTGCAAAGTTTAAAAACTATATCAACAACAGTTTTTCATATAATTACGTGTGGAAATCAGACAGATGATTTTAGACATCCTTCTCTATTATGGAGAACATCACAACAATGGAAGCAAATTATTGGCAATGACTTAATCCTAGATGTAGAGACTAGAGTGGTGGTTTGACATGTCTGTATGGTTAAAGTTTAAACCTACTAATTCAGGCGTATTTGAGGCTAGCACAGGAAGATATGTTAGATTTGCACAAACTGATGACAATAACTATATAATTATTGAAAAGTCCGATAATCAAGGTCAAAACTGGTCATTATTATCTACTATTAGTGGGTTTCAGCCCGCAGGAGTAGGTTTCAGTCATTTCGAAAATGATGTTTTATACTTTGCAATAATCACAGGAACATCCATATCTTTTATGTATTATAATGTAGCTAGTGCTACATATGGTTCAATTAATGGAACAGCTAGCACAGGATTAGATAAGTCAGGAGTTACTGCAATGGGGTATAGTGCTAAAAGCTACACCCAAACATCAACGGTAAATGCTGATTTATTATTCTCTGCACCTACCGCAAGTTCGATGGGTACAGCTTACAGAAGGATTGGGTTAGTTAGGGTAGTTAATGGCGTAGCCCAAACTCAAGTAACCTTTCCTAGTACCCTCCCCGTTACGACAACCGACTATGACCTACGTGGAGTGTTAAAGGGTGACGGTGGGAGAACGCATGTTTTTTATACATACAGTTCACAAACAAGTAATCTTTATCATGTCTGCATTAAAAGTGATGGAACGCAGACAACACCACAAGTAGTAAGTTCAAATTTAACTGGTATAACAGGTATTAATTTTCCATTGACAGCTTCTAGCAGGGTTAATTCTAATGGTTTTACGGAATTAATGCTATTTGTGGGGTTTTATGATGGATTTGCTAATCGTACTAATCCAACAATCTTTACAGCGATATCTTCAGATACACCTACTTGGACTTCACGGTTAACTACAACTACAGACGTAAGTGTTACATCTTATGGTTCAAATAATGGCTCTGCCACTTATGCAAATGGCATGTATCATGCTTTCTACGTTGATATTTCCCTAGATTTATACTATAAAAACGATAAAGGTACAGGAGATTGGTCAACTCCATTTGTTCTAGTCGATGGTATACCAACTGGAAATATTGAAGGGTTCTATGTCAATCCATCGGCTAATGGAAATTCTTTGCTATTTATGTTTCAGCTAAATAATAGTGGAGTAATAACATTAAACTTTGGAGAGATGTCGCTAATTTCTAATACAAATCTACAAATAACATTAATCGACAGTTTTGTAATATCTGATTTAAATATAGGAAAACTATTTAATAAGAGATTAGATGATACAATTACTTTTGCAGATAACACTATAAACAAATTAACTTCGAAGAATTTATTTGACACCTTACCGATAATAGATTCAAAATCAACAAAAGGATTTAAGAGTTTAAGTGATACTATAACTATATCTGATCTACCTATTGAGTCAAATATTACCATAGGATTTCCGCCTACTGTTACGATTATATCTGTCAGCCATAATAAGATAAGCGGTCAGGAAGGAATTAACTCATCAATTATTACATTTAAATTTGATGTAGATGTTTCAGAATGGAGAGTTAATGTTATAGGTTCTTCATGGGATACAGGATTACTTGCCGATAGTGGTGGTGGTATTGTAACCGCAGGTACGGAGATTACAGCCATTGTAGATTGGACAGAGTTGTATCAAGAAGGTGCAAACAGGATTAATATATATGGAAAGAATGCCAGTGGATGGACAGCGTATGAATAACAAATCATTATACCCCTTAGATTAATCTAAGGGGGTTCTTTTTATTATCTTCTACTGTATTTTTTTATATTATTAATTATTCTGTTCGTCTGTATCATAGATGTTAAAAAAGCAATTATAACACCTATTATATTCATTATAATAATAATTCTAACCACTCTGCTTTCCATATAACACCTCCACAATGTTATTATGCCCTGCTGTCAAAAGAAAAAGCAGGTAAATTATACCTGCTTTAGAAAATCATTCCTATTAATATCGAAGTTAATTTCAAATGTCATCTTTTGGTTTTCGAAAACTCTTCTGAGTTCATCCTCTTCCATATATCTTAGTCTTAATTCAATCTTTTCTACAACATCTTTTTTCAACTCTTCTACAATGAAGTCTCTATCCATTTCACACGCCCCTATATACAATTGACTTTTTGTTTCAAAATCCTCTAAGTATACAAACGGTTGTATCTCTAGGTTGTAATCATTTCCTCCAACTGAAAACTTAGCAATACCTTCACCTTTCATATAAAGCCTAATGGATGACTTATGTTTAAAGGAATCGTATGTTTCAGAGCCTACATGAAACACGTGTCTGCCTTTATATGATATTTTGATAGTCTCTGCATTTACGATTAAATCTTCATTCTTTTTAGCTTTTTCTTGCTCCTCTTCTTTAAACCACTTAAACATCGACATCTACTCCTTCTTTTTTTCGTGTTCTTTTAGCCTTTACTTCAACTGGTTTATCCCATTCGATTATTCCTACGTTTATTAATTGACAGAGGGCAACTGCACAGGCATCTGATTCGTCTAAGTTGGCAAACTCTAAATCTGGAAATCTCTTAAGTATTTCAGTTTGCACTAGTTCCTTTTCTGCATTACCTTTAATGATTGCAGATTTCACTTCCGATGGATAGTAAAATGCTTGCGGTACATTCCAAATGCATCTTTGTATTACTCCTGTTGCCTTTCCTATTGCCTTAATTTCGTTTATGTTTACTCCAAACTTTCCTCTTTCTTTTTTAATCATCTGTTCGATAGAAACGAAGTATGGTGGGTATTGTTCTAGTAAACTCTCAAACCACTCTCCTAATTTTTGTAGTTTGAGGGCTGTCAATTCCATACCCTTATATTCTTTAGTGTTGCGTATCTTCTCTGTATTAAAACTTCCTATGTATACGAATCGTTTATCCTCTAAGTCGTAAATGGCAACGCCAGTATTCTTAAGAGAAATATCCAATCCGTAGAGGTAAATCCTTCTCTTATTTTCTTCCATCCTTCTTTTCTTCCTCTTCTTGTCGTTTCATGTAGTTAAAGCATTGGAAGTGATATAAATTTCCCTTCTCATCTTCCGTAAACATATCATCTTCTAAAATTGATTCTTCACAGCATGGGCATTTGCCTATTTTTTCTACAACATATTCATATTCAACAGTTCCCCATTTACCGCCTAAACCTGTACGCTTCCTTCGTTCTAACTCGTCAACTCGATTGTCTAACTTCCAGAAGTCATATCTTCCTTCCCAATAATCGCTGTTTCTTAGCATTCTGCCAACTCTCCTTAAATCCCTTTTGTCAAAAAATAAACTAGGCAGTTTTCACCGCCTAGTATTATTATATCATAATTTGGTTTATTTGTCAACCTCTATGTATGCTTTTTCTAATTAATTTTGCTTTGTACAAGTGTAATTCTTGTACCGCAGGATTACGTATCCATTTGCCACTTTCGTTTTTCCAACCATCTTCAAAACCTGCATCAAGCACTCGGATAATATCTCCTACATAAAGCAGTGCTTCATCATTCTCCCAAAATAGTTTCTTATTAACCTTTACAACAAACTCTTCACCTGTCTTAATTTTGTAAAGGCTAACTTTAGGAGTGTACTTGATATTATCAATTTTGATTACTAGTGCGAATGAAGCATCCACGTTTTCCCATGTAGAGTAAGCATAACCTAAGTTTTCCTTCTCAAAAGCAATTTGCTCATACAACTCAATCTTTTGTGGAGGATTGGCTTTTACAGCTTGTTCATAGGCACGAAGGTTTTCAAGGCGTACAAGTTTAGTAGCATCTTTTAAGCCACTATCATATTTCAATGGTCGCTTAATTGTCTTGAGCGTTTTAACCAATTCGCCTGTTTTCTTTTTAGTCTTTTTCTCTATTACTTCTCTATCTGCAAACTCTGGATACAATACTGTATTAGCCTTTTTCTTATCCATCATAGATAGATAGATTTCAAGTAACACTTCTTTTGCTCCAAATTCTTTGAAGAAGTCTAAACGAATAAGAATTTCCATTTGTCTAGTGTCGGCAGATGTCTCGTAAATGTCAGTCAATAAACCAACCCAATCGTTACGGTCATAATCTTTACTTTGAGATAATTGATATAACTCTTCTGCAACCCTTACATTTAGGTATTTGATTGAAGCGATACCCTTGTATATTGTTTGCTCTTCACGACTGAATGCGTAGAATGCCCTTGACTTACCAAATTGAATTGGTTTAATTTCAATGCTCTTCATTTTCGCATAGTTCATAATCTTAGCTGTCTTTTCTTTATCATCATCCTGTAGGTTTAAGATAGCTGTTAAAAACTCTAGTGGATGGTGGTGACGAAGATATGCTCCAATATAACCAATGTAGCTATAAGGGGTACTATGATTCGTAGAAAAACCATACCTTGAAGCATCGGCAATAACTTGCAAGAATGATTCTAGAATCTGCTCTGCATGTTCCTTTTCTTCTTTATATGTCTCACCCATATACTTAATAAAGCCATCATGAATCTTTGGTAAGTATTGCTCTGTACCAACCTTCTTAGCAAGACCCCTTCGTACTGTATCTGATTCTGCACCTGTATGGTTGGCGAAGTCAGTTAAGAATTTCATAATCTGCTCTTGAAAGATAAGGTATCCTAGAGTTGGCTTAAGTGATTCATTCAATGCTTCGTGTCCATTATCCTTGACAATACCTTGTGCTAGTTGATAGCGGTATGAATCACCAGAAGGTCGAATAGCACCGTTAGCCATTGATAGCAAATCAATGTAGTCAACTTCACCAACATTGTTCTTGATGTTTTCTAAAGTCTCATCACTAAACAATTGCTTAAGGTATGCGTATGCAGAATCAGATTCAAATTGGAATACGCCTAAAGTTGATTCACGTAAAGACTTCCACACACCCATATCTTTGATGTCAACGTTATCTGGGGTTAAGCGTTCGATACCTGCTAATTTACAAGCTTCATTGATTAATTCAATGTTGGCAAGTCCTAGAATATCTAGCTTAACGTAGTTCTCTCCATCTAACTCTTTCATGTTTACAGATGTAACACGATACTTACTCTCTTTTGTATATAGAGTTGAAACGTTGCGAGATAGATTAATAGGAGATACAACGAAACCAGATGGATGACTACCCATTGATTCAATTACTCCATTAAGCAATTCAACATATGCGAATAACTTTGGATACTGTTTCTTAAACTTTTCATCAATGTGGTCTTTCCCTTGATGTGTTTCTACAGCCTTTGCAATTGTATCAACCTCATCTAAATCCATACCTAAACCTTTACCTACAAGGCGAATAGCACCTTTAAGGGCTTTAGTATTGAAAGTGATAATCTCTGCAAAATCGATACCTTCAAGTGAAGCAAGATAGTCAATAACCTCTTGTCTGCGAGAAGGTGGAAAGTCAATGTCAATATCTGGCAAAGAGATACGGTCTGGATTTAAGAATCGGAAGAAGTTTAGTTTATGCTTGATAGAATCCATTTCTGTAATTCCTAATACATAAGCTATTAAACTACCGTTTACAGAGCCACGACCATAACCTTGAAAAATACCATTCTCATGACACCAATCAATAATCTTCTTCTGTAGAAGCATATAATCTACAGCATCAAGTTTGATGTATGTATCTAATTCTTCTTGCAATCGTGCAAGGTATTCTTGCTTCTTCTTCGCAGGAAACTTGTCAATGCCACGCTTTGCAACACCTTCAAAAATCTGCTCCTTAAATACTTCGATAGGCTTATCATAAAGCTTTGGATACTTAGGTGTCTTATCTAATGTGAATGTTTCTACCATCTCTGCCATCACGTTTGTATTGTGAATAGCTTCAAGATAAACATTACGTGGAAGTGCATTTTGCTTTTCAAACATTCCTACAAGTTCATCATATGATTTCATTGTTAGGTCAAATGAATCTTCATCACCGTAATTAGCACCTTTTGATTTTAGGAATAGAGTTCTACCCTTTGCATGTTCATAATTTAGGGCATGAGTATCTGTACCTGCAATCAAAGGTATCTTTAAATCTCTTGATAATTGGAGTAACATTCTATTGAATGCGACTTGCTCTGGATGGTTGTGGTATTGGATTTCGAAAAACATACGATGGCGATTAGCACCCATCCAATTAAGCATATCTTCAAGTTCTCTCTTTGCTTGTTCATCTTTAACACCAACCTCATTATAAGCACGTTTGCTCAATCTCCATAAAGGTGAAGCTAAACATGCAGATGTCATAATAATATTATCAGATGTCGCTTTCAACTCATCAAACGAAATACGTGGATTGTAGTAAAAGTGTCCATCTTCACGATTGAAGGATTTAGATGTCAAATCATTTAATTCTAACACACCATCATAGTTTTTCGCAATTAACATATAGTGGAAGTTATCACGCACTAAGCCCTGCTCTTTATTTAGGTGTTGAGTAAGATAGATTTCATTTGCATGAATATATTTCAATCCTGCCTTTTCCATCGTTTCCTTCTTTTTAATCCAGTTCATTACGCTACCATGCTCTGAAATAGCCATAGCGTTCATACCAAACTCTTTTGCTCTTTCAACGTAGTCATAGTATTTAGTAATACTATCTGCACTTGTACCTGCTGTTAAGTTACTAATATCACTATGTATATGATAGATTACATAATTATCCATCTACAACACTCCTTACTTATTCAATCTGACAATTCTAGATGCAACTACTTCCTTTAATTGTATGTATGCTTCGTCACCAAACATTTCATAAAGTCTATTTAAATCGTTTAGTGCATCAAGGCATTGGTCAATCGTTTCGAGTTGGTCATATCTAATAACATCGAATCGTTTCACTGGCACTTTCACTTCCTTTACAGGAGTTTTTGTATCACCTTTAAGGTTTTTGTTTGCAACCTGTATAAAGTCTGGCACACCATACCAACCAATCTTCTCTCTATCTTTCTGAATGAATCGTAAAAGAAGGTCGTGATTCCTACTACCTGTTTTTTCTTTAATCATTAAATCCTGTTGACTAACAGTTCTATAACTAGAGTTCTTCTGGATTGGAAAAATCTGCATCAATTCATAGTCAATGTCCTCAATCAGCTTTCCATTCTTTGCTTCTTCACTAAAGTCTGCATAATCTACTACCATAAATAATACAGTCTCTTTTTCTTTCAATGTAACAATGTCTGTGATGTCAAACTTCCTCACTTTGCTTTCCTCCTTTAAGGTTATAAAATAACCTGCTATATTTATATTATAGCAGGTTTCTAGTAAAAAGTCAAGCATTTATATCATTATTTATTTCATTTGTTCCAATTGCTCCAAATACATCTTAACATATCTATCTATTATCTCATCACGCTCTTGCTCTGCTTGCTTCTCTATGGCTCTCATCTCGGCTACATCAATAGCCCTAGTATAGCATGAGAAGCATACAGATTCATAGCGTTCTTCACGCCTTTTAAAATTATCATCTTCAACAGCTACAGGCTCACCATCAACAATAAGTTCATCATTAACATAGCGTAAGTGATGGGTTGCATCATTAGCACAATGGTCGCATGACATATCAAGTGTCTTAATGTTAAAGGCACACTCAATTGCTCTCCTAATAGGCTCAAACATTCTGCCATTATATGACATCATTAATCCATAAGCATAAATGTCTACATCATATGTAATAGAAATCTCTGCTATCCTCTCCTTGTTCAACAGTAAAGAATTGAAGTTCATCAATTAAGATTACATCTGGTTTTTCAACCCATACTTTAGTGGCAATCATATTACCATTACTATTTGTAGGCACAACAATAGCAGGTCGCTTGATAGGTAATGCTCTAGACACTACAAAAGCACCATCTCTACTGTCCATCTCTGGCTTAAAGGTTAAGACTTTCTTACCTTGTTGGTCAAGGAGAAAGCCCTTCATGATAAGCTGTGCAGACTTAGCAGACTTCATAGTTCCTAGAATTAAATCTCTAACTCTTAAATCTCGCATGGCAATCCTAACTCCTTCACTAAGCTGTTATATATTTGTGTCAACAGATGTTTTAGGTAATCGTCATCAAATGGCTTTAAGCTTAATTTAAAGTCATCATCCTCTAACATGTCAAGGTGTGTTAATTCGTAGATATAACTTTCATGTTCATGCAAGGTTAAGTCTCTCATTTCAATAACAAGCATAGTCATATCAATACTTTTAACTTTACGAAACTGCTCATCTGTCAACTCTGGTAAACCAAAGTAATCAAGAATTGCTTTTTCTACCTGTCCTTCAATTTCAATAAACTGCGGTAGCAATCGCTTTAATGGTGCAGGGCAATCGTTCACATATGCTTCTGTGAAGTCATGGATAAACCATAAGAAACGTTCTAGTGCTGTGTATCCCAATTTCTCTGCCATCACCAATCCCATGAATGTATGCTCTCCTACACTATATCGTCTTACAGAGTGACCTGTAAATCTATTGATACGTGGCAGGGCATGTAGTATGTCTGGAATGTAGATGCTCTCTTTAGTGATATTGTCATAATGAAATTCTCTTCCTGTTGCTGTTAGTATGTACGACATTATATCGCCCTCCTTATGTTACTATTATATCATTATTTATATCTGTTGTCAAGAAGAAGAGTGGAAGAAATTCTCCCACTCTATTAAATTATTTATTTGTTTCTGCTTCAATCTCTTTCATCAAAGCTTCAAATTCTTCCTCTGTTACTGATTGAATCTTTTTCTCTGGCTTTAACATTACCTCATCAGCAATGCCAAACTGTTTAGCTTTTTTACCAGAGAAGAAGAAATTCTTTTTCTTCTCAGTGATTTCTTTCATCATTTCTGGAGAGAATTTAGTTCTCTCGATGAAGAGATTGTTATACATTTCCTGCACAACTTTAACCTCTTTTAGACCGTCAATGTGGTCTTGAATAAATCCCTCTTCACCATAGGCTACAGAGTGGTACATAAATCTTGCATATCGATGGGCGATACGTACATCTCCTGCAACGAAGATACCCAAAGCCATTGAAGCGATAATACCCAAACCATAAGTGATAATTGGGGTGTCACACATCTCCATTGCTCCAATAATAGCGAATCCTGCGGAAGCACTACCTCCACCACTATTAATAAACATCTCAATTGGCTCTGCTTGATATGTACTTACGACTGACATTTGTGCATCGAAGTCATTGATTGCTAAAATCTGTGCAATAACCTCATCTGCTAGTCTATCAGTAATTGGTTGTGAAATGACAATCTTGCGGTTAATCTCTAAAGCTGTACCCATCATAATAAATCTCTCCCTATTCTTGTGTCTGTTTTTTCTTTCTTTCGTATGTAGCGAAAGTAAAGTTGTGTGAATGTTTGTCATCTGCCTTATTTTCTTTTACTTTGACTAACTTCCAATCAGCAAAGCTAATCTCTGGAAAGAAAACTCTGGCATTAAAGTTGACAGTATGTACATGAGTGATTATTAATCGGTCTGCATGTTCAATTAATTGTTTGTAGATTTCTCCACCGCCAATTACATACACATCTTTTGACTTGCTCATTTGTATTACTTCATCAATGGAGTGTAGGACTTTTGTTTTTCCTTGCACCTCAAATGATTCGCTATTTGTTAGTACGTAGTTTTTTCTCTTTGGCAAAGGTTTAACAGGTAGTGAATCCCATGTTTTCCTTCCCATTACAACATGTTTACCTGTTGTAACAGATTTAAAGTGTGCCATATCTTTAGGTAGGTCAAATAATAAACTACCTTCTGAATCACCTATACCCATACCAATATCTGTACAAGCTACTAATATAATTGCCATTATTGTTGTTCCTCCAATATCTCAAACCAAACCCTACCAATGTGATGCCACGATTTAATCTGATATGGTTTAAGTATTTTGTTGTTCTGTTTTCCAATTTTAATAATCTCATTAACTAGATTATCTATTGTAAAATCTTCAAGCTTATCTATTCCATAATGTTTACTAACGAAGTCTAGCCTTTTCCATCGTTGATGCCCTAGTTCTCCTAGAGTAATGACTAAACCTTTTTTAGCCATCTGAATAGCTAAATCAAAGCATTCATAGGCACTGCCAAATGGGTCTAAATCAACAAGGTCAAATTCGCTATCCTTAATGCTATTCAGCAAGGCGTATGAATCCATATGGTAGTCAGCTTTAATCTTTTCATCAATGTCATTTGTAACTATTGATAGATTAGGATATTCAGACCTGTAGAAGCTATTGACTCCACAATAAACATCTAATACACTTTCTGGATTTATGTATTCAATAAACTTACGATTCACCTCATACTTATCTTCTACATGCTTAGAGTTATATGTATTAATCCTTTTCAGCAATCTTTTCAACTTAATAGCTGTTTGAGTTACATCTCTACCAACACTATCAGCTATTGCCTGTTGTGTACAGCCTTGTTTCTTAAGTTCTATACACCATTCTTCCTCTTCCTTTGTCCATCTGCGAAGTACCCTACCATCTTTATCTGTATACGTTTTACCAATATACTCCTCTGGCATTTTGGGTGCGACCTTGATTTTCTTACCCATTTGCGTTACACTCCTAATTCAAACTTTAGTTGTGGTTTAATAGGATTGTAGTTTACTAACTCAAAATCCTTTGCAGTAATATCATAAAATCCTTTTCCTTCTGCATTAAGCTTTAGGAGAGGTCTTGACTTTGGTGGCTCACGATATAATAATTCTTTTGCTTGCTCTATATGTCTATTATAGATATGCAGGTTTTGTGTAATTCTAGCAAATTTACCAACACTCATTCCAACCTCATGTGCAACCATCATCTGCAAAGCAACATATTGAATCATATTAATATGTCCTGCAACAAGGTAATCGCTAGACCTTTGAGTTAAAGTACAGTCCAATAAGTATTCGCCATCAACTTTCCTAACACTCCACATAGTTTGAAAAGCACATGGAGGTAAACCCTTTGTCTCTTCTAAATCCTTTTCTTGCCACAAACTCATCATGTGTCTCCTACTGTATGGGTCTGTTTTCAACCCTGTAAGAAGGTTATTGATTAAATCATATCTAGATACTGTAGCACCGTATCGTTGACCGATTGTACCATCTCCAATATCCCACGGTCTCCACCAATAGATACCATGCTTCTCTTCTAGTATATCTAGACTATTAGATTGGTCTTGATAAATCCAACCTATTTCCTCAATACCTTTTTCAATAAAGATAGGTCTTAACTGTGTTATTGGCAGTTCACCCTTCTGCAAATCATACTCTTCAAACACCTGTGTAATAAAGATTGAATGTGCAGGTTGTCCATCACTGGCATATCTAGGGCGTGGGTTCTCATCCCATACGCCCTCTCGCATAATTCTTAATATATTCTGTTTAAAAATTAAGTCTGCTTTATTCATTGTTGCACCTCTTATTTAATTTTCTTAGAAAGGTCTGTAACTGCATCTCCTAGCTTTTTACCTGCTTCTGTGGCTTGCTGACTAGTACCTCTACGCAATATAGCTAACTTACGTGCAACACCAAACATTGCGAATAAGAAGTAATAACCTAGAGTATTAATTGTCAATCCAAAAACCTGTGCCATACCTGCAATGACTACAGCCTTAAATCCAAACCAACTTAAAATCCATCCACCTAATAATGCCCATGCAATTGCTAACATAATATCAATCTCCCTTTTCTATGTATTATATAGTTTTATAGATGCTTACTTTGCGGTCTGTATATTGACAAGTTTTCTTACCATCAACTTTGACCAATCCTAGACTGATTAATTCATTCAATCGTGGATGCACACTATTTCTTTCATTTGACATTACTTTACCTTCGTTATGTAAGTAAACCGATAATTCTTTTGCAGTCGCCCCACTCTTAAAGTTTGACTTAAGAGTTTTATAAACTAATTCTTGTCTTTCACCTAATTCAACATCTAGCTTCTCTTCTGGAAATAAATCGAGTTCTAATTGTGTGAAACGTGGCAGAATCTTTGTAATATCTAACATACTATCAATCCCCTATTCTTCTAAATATTCATAGTTAATTTTTAGTACATATCCATCATAATACTCATGCTCTGAATCGCAAGCCATACAGAATGTCGTATTCTCATCTACCAGATTATTTTTCTTGCTTCCACAAGAAGGACATGTATCAAGTTTGAAGTCACCAACAATCTTTGTAAAAGCCTTATCAGATGTAGCTTTTTCTTTAATTGCCTGTCCAAACTTTTCACAAGCCTTTTTAACAGTGTTTACATTAAGCTGTAACTCATTAGCTATCGTGCTTCTAGCAACACCGTTCATATCTCGCTCTGCAATCATTCTTTTAAAATCATCCGTAAATGTTCTCTTATGACGACTTTTCTCTCTATGGTCGTTTAAGATTTCCTTAATCTGCTCTTCTGAAATCTTAAAGCTTTCAGCGATTAGAGATAGTGGACTACCTTCTGAATACGCTTCTAAAACCTTCTGTTTAATCATGCTGTTCTCCTTTCCTATAATACAATTATATCATTATTTGTCACTTTTGTCAACTGTTTTTGGAAATAAAATTTCCTCAACTTCGTACCAATCTATCTCGCCTTGCGTATGTATTCCTCTATCGTCTATGTAAACATCTGCAAATACCTTTGGTGATGTGCTTCCTGTCCAGAAGTCTCTTGAATCTTGAAACTCATCATTAATCATAAAGTCAAAGATACCATGCTCATTTAACTTCTTACGAATTTTCTCTTCTTGCTCCATGCCCCCACGACATGTCCAGATAATAATTCGATGACCTTCTGCAAGCATACGCTTCATAACATTAATTGCATTAGGTTTAGGCTCACCGACTTTTGGAAACTGATTATTCTTAACTACTGTGCCATCCCAATCGATAGCGTATGTTTTTGGAAAATTCATTTAACTACCTCCTACGTGATGTTGATGAAGATTTAAATGATGAAGATTTAGATGTTGACGACCTGCTCCAACTTGAAGATGATTTACTTCTCTTTTGAAATGTTGAAGAAGGTTTCTTTGTCGCATCAATCTTCTTCTTAGGATTAATTGTGGTTGTTTTCTTTTTAACAGTATCAACCTTCTGCGTTACATTAGATTTAACAGTTGATGCTTTTGCTCTTAATTTAGATACAACTGATTGTTTTGGTGTGCTGTAATAAACTGTTTTCTTAGTTTTCTTACAGTCTTTATCGCCCTCTAAGAAATCACCTAAATCACAATCTGTTCCATCCTCATTAATCCACAATACGGTATCATCACTTGTACTAGACGATACACTGGAGTAGCTTCGTGAAGATGCTTTACCTCCACAAGCTGTCAGTAACATTGTACTTGCAATTAAAATTGCTAATATTTTCTTCACTGGCATTACTCCTTATCTTCATTAGAGTTGGCATTTAATACTGAATACCACTGTCTATTTAATTCAATTATGTAATCTACGTCTTTGTCACGCCATGCCCATATCATTTCAGTAATAAACCATTGTGGCATAATACATTCCTCCTAGATAAAATTGTTATTTTATTTATAAATATGGGTATCTAAAACCCTCTCAATAGAGAGGATTTTAAATTTCAACTTTTGCCTTAATTGCATTAAACTTGCCAACAGAGTAGCTATTAACTTGATTAACAACCTTATAGGTAACTCCAACATCAATTTTCACATCATCCACACATCTAAACTTTGTCTTTAGATATGTGGTGACAATATTCAAAACCTCTTCTTCTGATAGTGCAACTTCAACCTTCATTAGAATTTATACTCCTTAACCATAGCTTGCACATCTTTCATATTTGCTTTACCTTTTAAACGTTGACCTAAGTATTGCATTGGGTTTTTAATTTCACCCCTAACAACTAATTCAACTGCATGTGCAACAACTTCACGAATCTCATCTTCATCTAATTGTTTTGGCAAATAAGAAAGTAATACTTGCTTCTCAGCTTTTTGCTTTTCAACGCCACGCCTTACTGCAAGATAAGATTCAATTTCTTTGTCAAGCTTTTTAATCTGACGATTAATTACAGTAATCAATTGGTCTTCCGTTAAGTCGGTAGCACCTGTTAGCTTCATTTCTTTTTCGATTTCTGCAATTAATAAGTTAAGAGTAGATACCTTTGCTGTATCTCCACCTCTCATTGCGAATAATTTGTCTTTTTTAATTTGTTGGATTGATGTCATAGTATCAATCTCCTTTCGTGTTTATATTATTATTATATCATTATTTCGGCTATCTGTCAATACTTTTATAAAAAAAGAAGTAGAATTATTTAACAAATCCTACTTCTAAAGTTTGAGGATGCAACTGCAAAATAGTCCTCTGTCTCTTCTGTGCATACTTAACACAGTTGCCTGTACCACCCTTTGTTCCATCCCACACAGCTAAAACGAATCGAGATTCATCTACCATCCATTTATTTCGGTCATCCATACACCATGCTGTATATTGCTCTTCTGAAACATAATAAACATAATCTGCTTGCTCACAAATTTCTTTATGTAATTGTTGGTCATCCTTATTCCATCGTGCAGGATGATTGGCACATGGAATTGCACATACCAATTTTATATGCGGATATTGTTCCTTTAGTGATAATACAATTTGGGCAGACCACATATCTATCCCTAGTGCCATACCAGAGATAAATGTGGTCACACCTCTACGCTCTATAAAGCGTACTATTAATGCTCTCAACTTCCTTAACATCCTTAAGTTATCTGGATGCCTATAATCATAACTATAGAGTTTTGATGGTCTATGCCCTGTGAAACACAAGGTTTTCTCAAATACCATATTCATTGATTAACCTCTGAGTAATGTGTTTACCATCGAATGAATATGCCAACATATCTTCATGATTAGTTACAACAGCCTTGTACATCTGATTAACAAACTCTTTTGCTCTAGGGGTTGTTAATGCCAATTCATCAATATACAACCTTGTAAAGCGTATTCCTAAAACATCTATACCAAACGGTTTAGTGGAAACTTTCGTGCCATCATTAAATATAGTTTCCTTTGATAATGGTTGAAATGTTGTACTTTTAACAATCTTCCCCTCTGCAATCATATCTTCAACGACACGATTGAAAAGGACTTCTTTTGCAACTTGACTTTGCAAATTGCCATTGTTGAGGTATGTAATTAATATTCGTTCCATTATTCTTCCACACTCCCCTTAAAGCCACCACAAATCTTGTAGCCATTTCTCTTTAGCCAATCAATCATATCTGGAATGATAGTCTCATCAACCAATACTTCTTTCACTTCTGCACCCTTAACTTCAAATGTAAACCTAGGTGCTAGTCGAAGTAAATAAACATTCGAATCAATGTATTTTAATTCATCCCAACGATTCTGCTTGCCAATAACAATAGGAAGATTGTTCTTGATGGCATAACTTACAAGAAACTCATCCCTATCATCTTTATCTGGAAGGTCGGCAGTATCTACCAACCTCCCCTTCTTAAACTTGCTTTTAATTTGCATGTTCTTGAAAAATGACATGTTATCACTCTCCGTAATTAATATCTTCTACGCCTTTATCAAAGCGAATACCTTTAAATACTGGAAACCTTAAAGATGGTTGACCTGTCTTTTCATCCTGCGATTCCTCAAAGAATTGCACTTCAATAATCTTACCAACAATCTCATCTGGATTGTCAATGAATTGTCTTCGTTGTTCTAGCGTAAAGCCAGAGCCAACGCCTACCAAATTACCTCTATACTCAACATTCACACGCCCTAGCAATCCTTCAAACTGTCCATCAATAGCTTTCTCAACAGACATAACAAGTAGGTCTGCTGTTTTCATTGACTTGACTTTAAGAAGGTTGTTGACACGCTTAGATTGATACAAGCCATCGGCAGTATTAATCATCAACCCTTCATATCCTTGCTCTTCTACAACGCTAGCATATGCAGGAATGACAGATTTATCTGCTCCCTCATACATAACTTCAACTAGCTTGATAAAGAATATAGGTTCGATAGCTTCAACCGCATCACCAATAGTTGTGTCAGCTAGCTTACCAAAGATTAAATCCAATTCGTTCCTGCGTTGCTCATACTTCTTCTTAGATTTACCTGCCTTAAATTCAGATAGTGGAAGAGTATCAAACATGTGAAACTCTAGATTTTTCTTTTCGCCATCCTTACGCACAACCTTTTGAGTTGCCCTAAATAATTCAGCAGATGGCAAATTATCTTTATTGACAAGAATTAACTCACCATCATAAACCCTATTGTCTGGCAGATGTCTAAATTCATTTTCTAATTGCACAAGCCCATCAATCTCTTGACCTTTACGTGAAAAGAATTTAGTCTTACCATTTTCCTTAATAGCCACACAACGGTTGCCATCGAGTTTTAAAGTTATGTAAAATTTACCCTTCACTTTATCTTGCTTCTTCTCATATGATTCTGCAAGCATTACAGCGAATGTAGGAATTGTATCTGTACCATAAACTTTGTTTACAGTTTTCTCAGAGATTCCTAGTTTTAAATCTTTGGTTACAAATTTTTTAACGAATGTTTGCAACTCTTCTGAATCAAGAGTGTCTATGTATTGTTGGATGTAGAAGATGTCAATATCTCTACCGCTATTATTTTTGGATAGGTAATAGATTAGTTGTCCAAAGTTTGTGATTGGATTACTTGCTCCATCAACCTTTCCTACAACTCTTTTCTTCATTTTCTTAGTAGAAATTCCTGTTACTATGTATGGGTTTAATAAGAAGGTTAAGGCTTCAAGGAAATCCTTGTCGCCTTTATTTTTTTTCAAAATCTGCTCTTTAGTAGTTTTAGCAGACTGTGTTTCTAGTTGGTGCATAATTCCGTAGATTTTATGTACATCCATTCTCTCACCTCATATATTATTATATCATTATTTATATTACTTGTCAACTACTTTTGTCGATGTTTATTCCTTTTTGATTCTAATAACTCATCAACAATACCTAACTCAACTGCATCGTCACCGAAGATATACCAGTTCTGTTTAAGCTTCTTAACTTTGTCGAGTTTTGTCTGTGGGATGTTTGTATAGGCAGTTACCATACCATCCATACGTTTAACCACTTTATTAATTTGGTCTACGCTTTGTTGAATATCTTCCATAGTACCGCCTAATGCCACACCTGCATCATGATACATTAGAGTAGCGTTAGGTGAAGCAAATCGCTTATGACCTACCATAAAGATAATAAAGCCCATGCTCATTGCTTTTCCGTAACAATATGTATGTACAGGAGTATCGCTATTCTCGATGGCATTAACTAGCAACATACCGCAATAGATACTTCCACCGAATGAATCAACAATCACCTTGATTGGTCTGCGTATATAATCCTTATTTTCTAACTCTTGCTTATCATCGTAACGGTTAATCTCAAAGATTCCCTTTGCAATATTCTCTACGGTTTCTGCCGATACGTTTTTATTTAGGAGAAACTCACGATTCTTATTATCCTCTGATACCTTGTTTTTGTTTTCGTTGTTGTTAGTTTTTTGCTCTGACATGATAATTCCCCTCTCAAATTATTTTTCGTATTTGTCCTCGCCTGTATATTTAATCTTGCCATTGAAATGCTTATAGCTAGGGTCTTTGAGACTTAGATGATGGTCTAGGTAGTCATCAACCACTGGCATTACTGAATCAGTTACATCCTGTTCAATTAAAGTAATCCACTCTCCCCAAACCAAATGCTCAACTGTTAGAATAATTCTACCATCAACATGCTTAAATCGTATTTGTTTACCCATATTATCATCCTCCTAGTGTGCCTTTGTATCTGCATCTCGCAGAAATTCAAGTTTCTTATATGTATCTTTTCCAACCCTGTCAAGAAGCTTTTGCTTGTTAGCATTATCATCTAGTAGGTACATATGGAATTGGATAAGGGTTGCAACATTATGTATAAATTCATCTTCAAAGTTCATTTTCTTTAGGAATGGGATTGCCATTTGAGAGCCTACGTACTCATGACCGATGAAGTTTGCATATCTAGTTTCTTCTCCCTTACGGTTTCTGAAACTCTTACAGTATGCTTTACCAACATCGTGAAGTAGTGCTGTCCATAGCATCATTTCCTTATCCCTACCATCTGGGTAGTTCTCTAGGACATATCTATAAACGTAGTAGATATGTCTGCTTACAGAAAAGCTATGATACTTTGAATCTTGTGACAGGTCGTAGATTGGGAAAAACTCTTCAAAGTGTGAAGCAAGTTCACCCATCAATCTATATCCCTCTCTACCAAATATCACACCTGCCCTAATTGCATCAGTAAATTGCTTTGGAAGGTCGTACTCCAATGTATCGTCATCATATTCAAATACAATCTTATCCCAACCTTCTGAATAGATAGGTACTTGCATATTCTTATACATCTTATCTTCAATTACTTCTTGTGGCACTATCCTATCTCTCCCTGCATTCCTGCGTAGGACTTCATCAATAGGAGTTGCTATGTATAGTACAATCTTATCAATCTCTAATTCTCTAGGAAGTTGTGAAAGAAGGTGCTTACGCTTCTTACGGTTAATGTTAGTAGCATCATAGATTACGTTCCTACCATTTCTTAGCGATTCCTTGGTACGTTGCTCCATGATTGCAAAGACATCACCGTTTTTGCCCTGCTCATTCACATCTCCCAAAACTTCTTCACGAATGACATCGGAAGAGTGCCAATCTGTATCATCTCTTCCTGCCATCAGTTCTTTTGCTACAGTTGTTTTACCGCTACCTGCTAGACCAACTAGCATGATGAATTTTAGTTTATCCATGAATTAATCACCTCTATATACTCTCTATAGTTCTTATATATGTATTCACGAATCTTATCAGTGGATATGCTACCTTTTTTCTTTGCATCAAACATGAAGTAATGAAACTCTGCATCCACCATATCTCTAACATTCAATGCGAAACTCTTTTTGTCGTGAGACCTAGAATCCACATATTCAAATGTTACTTGTAATAGTGTGTATAGAGAATCTTTTAATCTATCAAGCTTGTCCGATAAATCTTCAAGTTCTCCCCTAAATTCTTCTGGAAGAATCATTATGTATTCATTCATTCTTTGTTCTGCCCATGCTTGTACTTTTGCTTTATCAGACAGACCATGTATAACTCTATGTACTTGCAAATATTCGTCACCTTTGATTTTCAATCGCTTACCGTTTTCGAATCTGATAATCCATCCCTCTTCGTTAGCAGAAATAGTTTTCTTCATCTCTAACATCTGTTCAATAGTAAATTCGTATTGCTTTGCTATTGGCATGTCAAGGTCTGTAGCATAATGCTGTAACGATGTGTAAGACCATTCAGAAGGTTGAAACTGTACTTCAATATCATCTCTATAAATATCATTAGCACCTAACAACACTAAATCTTCAAAGCCATTGTAATCAACTACCACTCGATTTTCTGGATAGATAATCTCTACCAACAATGTGTATGGGAAATAGATATACATAGAATCTTTAATGTTCTCAAAGTATACTGCATATTTCTCACGCCATATCTCTGTAGCCTTTTTTGCCTGTGCCGAAGTAAAACTACCTCTTGTCGCCCATCGAATCTCATCATTGAAGAAGTAAGAGATTCCTAAAGAGCCATCCATCTTCTCCATGATTGTTTTGATTTTTGTAAAGTCGATGTCATCCTCATAACCTTCAATTTCGTTAGTGCCATAGTTAGGAAACTTTTCAAATGGCTTTGCCAATATGTATATTATACCATTATCTCTTGCTTCTGTCAAGTCTAAAATTAATCCTCTTGCAGACATTGTGTATTTATTCCAACGCTTCTCGTATGTAGCAAGTTCAGTGTAGTTAAAGATTACTAAGTTGCTATCTTCTGGATGGTAGTTTACAGATATGTAACCCATTTCAACTTCGTTTATGTATCCAAATAATTCAACAACATCCATAGTTTGCAAGTGCATGTATAGTTTTTCTTTTGCTTTCATATTATCATCTCCTATTCTAAGTCTATGTTATACTCGCCTGTTTCAACGCTACCCTCTGGCACATGGTAAACAAATTCCCTATTTGACAAACTCCAAACTTCTCCATCGAATGATGCCCATTCACAAAGTTTTAAATAGAGACCTGTACCAACTTCTGGCACTTCAATAAATACATCAACTCTGTTTCCACCATCTTCAATGATTGAAGAATTGTTTGCATCTGTACTACCTTCGTGAATCGCCCCATCCATCTCACGAATGAAATGATATTGTAATTCACTCTCTCCGCCATATCGACTAACAACATATGTATGAGTATCCTTCATAGCTTCAATTTCAAAATCATAAACAAAATGTTGTTTTGAATCTTGACCAATCATCATGTTAAATATGAATACTGTAATCATTCCCAGATAAGCTAGAAACTTTAATGCAAACCACGCTATTCCCAATCCGAAAATTCCACCAACTGTATATCCAATTACGCTACCAATTTTCTTTAGTATCTTCATGCTATCATCTCCCTTTTCCTTATGTTATTATTATATCATTAATTCTATCATTTGTCAATAAAAAATGGAAAAACTTTATTAATCTATCAATAAAGCAATCCAATAAAAGAAAGTAAGAACACCTATGCCTATAAGAATAGGGCAAAGTAGAAACCATATGCAAGCGAATATTGCTTTGAAAAACATTCCCCACGCTTCCCACATACGATAAAATCCTCCTTTACCCTAATTATACACTATTTAATTATTTCTGTCAAGTCCAATTTTCTACCAGATAGCATTTCCTTAATCTCGGATGGTGTAAGTTCCTTACCCTGCTTACGGTAAAATGATTTAATTAATGCTATCCCACCTGCAACCAAAGGTGAAGCCATTGATGTGCCTGTAAGCCTAGCATAGTTATCATCCTTGTATATGCTTAGAATATCAACAGCAGGGGCTAATACATCGTAATCACGATTAGAAAACTCTGCCACACTACCATCTTTATCTAATCCACCCACAGCGATAACCTCATCCAGTTTTGCAGGGTATCTAGCTTCTCCATTGTGGTCATTGCCTACAGCACAAACGATTGTCAAACCTGCTTCATAAGCTTGTCTAATCCTCTGTTTAAGGATAAGAGGAAGGTTTCTAGGGATTCCTAGACTGATATTTAAAACGTCTGCCTTTATATTCATGGCATGTGTAATACCATCCATAACATTAGCTACAGTTCCTAGACCATTATCATTTAACACCTTAATAACGTGTAAGTCAGCCATTGGTGCAACACCTACGGTATCTGCAACTAGCAAACCTGCTACGTGACTGCCATGCCCATTCATATCAGCAACATCAAGGCTCTTCTCAATCATATTAAATCTACTTCTAATCTTATGCTTAAGGTCTAAGTGATTGATGTCAACGCCTGTATCCATCGTAACAATCGTCACACCTTCGCCCTTAGTCTTTGACCAAACATGAGGGGCTTTGATAAATCCAACGCCCCAATCAATTATATTCTCATTGTCTAAGCTATTAATTATTTCTCTGCTTGTTGAATCTAACATTACTTCTCGCTCTCCAATGGTGCTAATTTCTTAAACAAAGTTTTCATAGAGTTGTAGATTGGCTTAAATTTCTTATCAAGTTGTTCCCAATCATCACCCATATTAAATATCATTTTGTGATAGACATTGGCACTTGTGTAATCTACAATCTTTCCATACTTAGCAATCTGAATGCCAAAGTTTAGTATTCTCAAAGAGTGGAAGAGACTTTTCTTTCCAATGTAAATCTCTCCATCTCTAATTTTTTTCTTACACTTCACATAGCTATTAGAGGATACAGCAGAGATTTCTCTGCGAAGGGCATCTGTATTTACTTCAAACAAGTGAATGAATCTGTCATTCTCATTCTGAAAGATACACTCTAATGCACTGATATGATGTTGTCGAATCCTCTTAATAAAGAGGGAAGCACTATATACAGTATAGTTAATGCCAATTAGGTTTACACTGTAATATAAATCTTTATCTGATTCTACTATAACAATGTAATCATAGTCTGAATATTCCGTATGGCATCCATAAACCCTAGAGCCATATCTATATGATGTTACGATTGGTTCATCAATCGACTGTCGTGTTTCGTGAATATCTAAGTATTCCTTCATGTTATCACTCACCTTTGAGTAGTTTTTTAATGTGCCACTCCAATTCAATTTGAATGTTGGCAGGTCTTACTCCACGTTCTTGAAGTACATTAACTCCTATCGTAATTCTTTCTTTTATGTCGTTGAGGATACGAATATCCTCTTCGTTCAACTTGTCTCTGCCTTTACTCATGACTATCTCCTATCTATCAAATAAACTTCTTATGTATAAGAATGGGTAAAAGAAAACTACCAACCACCAGAAGTGTAGAATCAAGCCACCATACTTATCTGTTGTTACTGTCCATATCAAAATTAAAATGCCAATAATTAAATATATAGATATTCCTATTAACCAACTCATTGCATATCTCCCTTGATAAAACTGTTCTTTTATGAATAAAAATCCATACTATTTATCTTTATTTCTGCATCTTTTACGCCTATTCTTGTGTTTCTTCCATCAATCATTGGCATTGGTGCATCTCTTACGACAAATGGATTTGTATCAACCTTGATTAAAGCCTTACTAGGCACTTGATACTGCCTAATAATAGCCCTAATAATACTCTCTGTTTCATGTCTCTTATCACGTACATTCTTAATTACATAGTCATATTCGCCACGATTTTTCATCTCATCGTCATACAATTCTATTCGCCCTAAAGCATCCTCTAATTTGTCTCCACGACTTAACATATTAATCATAGCATCCTCTTTAGTAACATATAAGAATATACCAACTGCATCTGGATATTTGTCTTTAATTTGGTGGTATCCATCGTTCTCTACAATGATAAATACATTCTTACCTGTAGCTATTACACGTTCAATTTCAGCTTTAGAAACACCATAGCGATTACCATTGTATGTAACTGCTTCTGCAAGTTCTCCTTGCCGATGCATCTGCACAAATTGTGCATCACTTACGAAATAATAAGTTTTTCCCTCAACTTCTCCATCTCTCATAGGTCTAGTAGTATGAGAAATACATTCAGCCCAATCACCAAATGTAGCGATTGTCTGTGCTATAGTTGTCTTACCTGCACCAGATGGTGCTGTGATTAAAAAAATTTTACTCATTTACTTTTCTCTCCTTTGAAAAATCAT